CACTATTTTGTAAGTGGTGAAGAAGTAACTTATGCATGTGCTGGGGCAGGAACTACACAAGCTATTGGTATTGCACAAACTGTTGTTACTGGAATAGGAATAACAGATAAATTACCATCAAGTTTGTATATTGTCAAACTAAATGAAAGCACAGTGAGATTGGCAGCTACTGCAGAGGACGCATTAAAGTCTTCGCCAGTAACTTTTGATATAACCTCGGTTGGAATTGGAACTTCTCACACATTTATTGCGAAAAATCAAAATACAAAAAATATTATTGCTATTGACAATTACTTCCAGTCCCCAATAGTAGGAACTTCTATTACCACCACCCTAGCAAAGGATGTTTCCGTATTTGACAACAGGATTACATTCAGCGGCATAACATCATTCTTTGGTGGAAATCTAATTCAAATTAATAATGAGATAATGAAGATTAATACTGTTGGTTTGGGAAGTACAAATGTAATTCTTGTTGATAGACCTTGGATGGGAACAGGATTGTCCACACACTCTGCTGGAGATTTGATTAGAACCGTCGAAGGAAACTATAATATTGTCAACAATACTATTCATTTTGTTGAAGCTCCTTATGGTCCAACTCCAATAGGATCTACTACAAATCCACCAAATGATAGAGATTGGACTGGAATTACAACACATTCTACATTCCAAGGAAGAACTTTCCTGAGAACAGGTAGAACAAATACAAACCAAGAAACTTACTCCACCAATTACATTTTTGATAATGTATCAAATGCTTTTAATGGATATGATAATACTTTTACATTAACTTCAAATAATCAAAATGTAACTGGTTTTTCAACTAATAATGCAATTGTACTAATCAATGGAGTTTTCCAAGGACCACAAGGCGAGCAAGCTGATGTTGAAGATTATACTCTAATTGAAAGTTCTGGTATTTCTAGTGTGAGATTTACAGGAACAGCATCTTCTGTTGGATATGATGTTAACAATTCAAATCTTCCTGTTGGAGGAGTAATTGTTTCGGTCGGTTCTTCATCTGGATTTGGTCTACAACCATTAATATCTGCTGGAGGGACAGCAATAGTTTCTGCAGCAGGAACTATATCTTCCATTAGTATTGGAAATAGTGGATCTGGATATAGAGTTGGTATCCAAACAGTAGTAAATGTTGGTATTCAAACTGAAAGTGTAGGAACTCCAAATATAACATTTATTGGAACTGCATCTGTAAGTAATGGACACATTATAGGAGTTGCTATTACAAATCCAGGTTTTGGATACACTACATCAAATCCACCATTAGTTATTTTTGATGATCCACTGTCTTACTCAGATATTCCTTTGATATACAGTTCATCTTCAACACAAGGATCTGGTTCTGAAGCAAAAATTGATATTGTTGTTGGACAAGGTTCAAGTGTAATTGATTTTACAATCAAAAATACGGGTTATGGATATGGTCAAGGAGAAATTCTAACCGTTGACATTGGAGGAAATACTGGAATTCAAACTGATATTTCTAAACCATATTCAGAGTTCCAAATTACTATCGATAAAACATATAGTGATAATTTCTCTGGATGGGTAGTTGGTGAACTTCAAGTTCTCGATAGTTTCGAAGATCTTTTTGATGGTACTTCTAGAAAGTTCCCATTAAAGTTTGGTGGAAATTTGGTAACAATTAGGGCCGCCAAAGGTTCCCTCATTGATGTTAGAGCGACTCTTCTTATATTCCTCAACGATATTCTACAAAAACCTGGAGAGGCATACTTATTTGAAGGTGGTAGTGTAGTTGAGTTTAGTGAAGCACCTAAGGAAGGGGATACTGTTAAGGTATTATTCTATAAGGGAAGTGGTGATATTGATGTAGTTTTCAGAGACATATTGGAAACTGTAAAGGTTGGTGATCAATTAACTCTCAATAGTGAACCTGGATTTGGGCAAGGAATTGGACTTCAACAAGAAAGTAGAGTTGTCATTGGAATCAATACAACAGATTCTGTTCAAACTAATCCATATACTGGTCCAGGAATTACAACTGATGAAACTCTATTAAGACCTGTGAAGTGGTGTAAGCAAACAACAGATAAAATTATTAATGGAAGAATTGTTGGAAAAGATAGAGTTCAATATGAACCACTAATTAACCCATCTTCCTATCTGATCAATGCTACCAGTATTGGATCAACAACAGTTTATGTTGATAATGTTAAACCATTCTTTAATGCACAGAATGAAAGTCCACTATTAAGTTTCCAAAATCAGGTTACCTTCACATCACAAGATTCTCTAGTCGCAGCTTCTGCCACTGCCGTTGTTTCTTCTGCTGGAACCATTTCTTCTATCATTATTAATGATGGTGGATATGGTTATGATACTGCTCCAACTGTGACCATAGAAAATCCTGTTGGACTGGCCGTTTCATATAGAGCAACAGCAACATCTACAATTTCTTCTGGTGTTGTTGACTCAATCAGTGTTACTGGACCTGGAACTGGATATAATACTCAAAATCCACCAGTAGTTCTTGTAGAACCACCTGCACTACTGAATGAAGTTTCTAATATTACATCCTATGGTGGAGATTCTGGAGTTATTGTTGGTGTAGGAACAACATCTTTGGAAATAATATTCGATTTGTTCATTCCTACAGATTCATTCTTGAGAGATACGAACATTGTTGGTTCTGCTGTCACTATTAGTACCATTTCCGAAGGTGATTTCTTTATCGTATATAACTCAAACATTGGAAGTGCAACAACATCTGTAAATTCTCTTGGCATTTCAAATCAAATTATTGGAATAGGAACAGAATTTTTAGATAATGTTTATCAAGTGTCTTCTGCACAAGATATTGATGTTAATATTATTGGAATTGGAACAACTGCAGTAAGAAGAGTATATGTAAGAACTGGCATAAGCACAGTTGACTTCAGTTTTACTGATGTAACTTTTGACTCAACTTCTTATGATTTCAGTTCCATTGGAATTGGAACTGGTGTTGGAACCTTCTTAGGAGTTTCTACATCAAATTATTATGGAAACTTCAGTTGGGGTAAGATCGTAACTTCAGAACCTCTAGATAATGGACCATTCAACTCTTATACTTTAAGAGGTGTTGGTGGAATAACTACCTCAGCTTTCGTGAATAGAACTGCTCCTCTAAAATATCTAAATTATACTAGTTAATGTTTTTTGAAATAAATAAAAGAAAAAGTAAGTTACAATGTCAAGAGTAGCAATAAACACCGGTTCAGTCGCAAATGACGGGACTGGTGATAGTCTAAGAATTGCTGGTGGTAAAATTAACGATAACTTTTCTGAACTTTATAATTTTCTTGGAGATGGCACTGATTTAACACCTACTTGGGATAAAACTGCAGCAGGAGTTAATACAACTTCTAATGTGGGTATTGGAACAACCAATCCAAGATTTGCTCTTGAAGTAGGTGCAGTTGGAGCTTCTGGAACTTCTTTATATGTTAATGGTAATGCAAGAGTTACTGGAATTTTAACTGTTGGATCATCTTCCATCATATTAAATGGAAACGCAAATAGAATTCTAGTTGGATCTGGAATTTCACTTGATGGAAATACTGGAATTATAAGTGCAACGGCTTTTTACGCAGGTGGATCACTTATATCTGGAGGTGGAGGAGGTGGTGGAGATAGTTATTGGGGAAGTGGTGCTTCAGGTATTAGCACAACTGCGAATGTTGCAATTGGTACTGTAACTCCAACTTCAAAACTCACAGTTGTTGGTAACTCACTATTTTCTGGAATAGCAACTTTTAGAAATAATCTGACATTATCAAACTTAATATCATCATCAAATACTTTGAGATTTGGAAGTAACTCATATATTGACCAAAGTGCAAATGATGTTCTGACTTTCCAAATTAACACTGGAATTAATACAAATTCTGAAGGTAGTAGTTTTGTTTTTAGAACTACAGAACCAAATATATCACCAATTCCAGATTTTCAGTTAGATGCACTAAGAATTTACAGTAGAGGTGATTATTGGAATGGCCTAGTAAGAGTTTATACAGACCTTCATGTAGATGATAATGCTTTTGTTGGTGGCGATTTGCAAGTTGGTGCTGCAAGTACATTAATTGGTGCAGGAAGCACACTTGGCTCATTTAGAGTTGGTGCTGGCGGTACTGTAATCACTACAACTTCTGGTGGATTGGTCGGTATTGGAACATCTGTACCGAATTCGAATTTACATGTTGTTGGCGTATCAACATTTAATGGAGATGTTCATATTGATGATAGACTTTATGTAAGTGGAGTTCAGATAACTGGTGCCGGTGGAACTGGAGGCAGTGTAGCATCTATTGGTGAAGATATTACTACTAGAAATCTTTCTGTTTCTGGCATTTCTACTTTTAATGGTGTTATTATTACTCCTGGATTAATAAGTGACGGTGTTTCAACGGGAGATATTTACAGTTTAGCTTTAGAAGTTGCTGGAGTTTCTACTTTTAGTGGTGCAATTGACGCAAATTCTACTGCTAATTTCCAAGGAGATGTTACTCTCCAATCTAACTTAATTCTTGGAGATAATGATGAGATACAATTAGGTACTAGTGGTGGTGATCTTTTAATTACTCATCTATCATCTACAAACAATTCACTAATTAGAAATAAAAATGCTTCTGGATCATTCATTATTGATACTGCTACTGGAAGTCCTATTGAAATAAGACACAGTTCTGGTGGAGAACCTATGGGGATATTTACTCCAAATGGTTCTGTAAGTCTTTATTATGATAACTCTAAAAAATTTGAAACTCTTGATGCTGGTGTAACAATCACTGGAACTACTTTTACAAACCAGTTAAGTGTTTCTGGCGTTTCTACCTTAACTTCAAATGTATCAGTAGGTGGAACTATCTCTGTTGATGGTGGTGTAAAACTTGCAACTAATAATGCAACAATCGTAGGAACATCAGGAACAGTAGGAGAAATCAAGAGAATTGGTGGGGCTCCATTCTTCTATGATGGAAGTGCATGGAGAGAATTTGTTCTTTCTTCAGGTACTCCAGTTTCTGTTCCTGCAGATACTGATTGGGATAATGTTATCTTAAGAAATACTTTTGATACTAGTTTTGATGATGCAAAATTTAGTGTCTCTCCTATTGCAGTAGGAAGTGGATCTACTATTGTATCTTCACCACTTAAGGTTGGAACAAAGTCATTTAGAAATGATGGTACTGCTGGTGCTGGTATTTCATTTGCTTACAGATCAGAATATGATTTTACTGGACCATGGACAATTGAATTCTGGATTTATCATGATGCTGCAGCTCTAAATGGACAATATCTTTCACTTGTTTCCATGACGAACAGTAGTAATACTTCTGGAGAATGGTCTTTTGGATTATATAGTAACGGGTTTAGTCAGTATTGGTATTGGGATAATGAAAATAATGGTTCTGCTAGAGGACTTGAAGTAGTTGCTAATTCAACATTTAATTCGAATTATTTGAACCAATGGGTTCATTACGCACTTGTTAGAGAAGCAGATAATGGTTCTATACACTTCTACATTAATGGTGTAGAATCTTCTGCCACTACTTCTGATGGAGTAATTGATAATAATATCCTTGATATTAGTGGTTCTGGATTGCAGATTGGTGGAGTTTCTTCCCCAACAATTAATGGGGTAGTTTGGAATAGTGGAGTATCCATAGATGCATTTATTGATGATCTGAGAATTTCTACAATAGCAAGATACACTTCTATTGGAATTTCAACCTACGCAACATTTACTCCTTCGACCACTGCACTTCCAACAACTGGAACACTTTCATCTTATGTTCAACCACCGGGAGACAAGTATGGTGAGATTACTTTAGGTGGATCACCAACTTGGAGAGGAACCTCTGGAGTTACTGTTTCTCAACAGTCAAGTGGAAATTATCGTGTAAGTTTTGCAAGTACTTATACGAATAGAAATGATTACTATGTCTTATCACAAGGAATGGATCAAGGATTTGCTTCTTATGTTGGTATTGCAAGATCCACAACTCATGTAGATTTCTCAATCAATAGACAAAGTAATGATGCTGCCGTTGATACTGGATCACTTTCCGTCCAGATTAAGAATCATATTTAGTTAAATAAATAAATAAAAACTCCGTAAAATGGCTGCAATTATAACTGATCAACTTCGTATATTAAATGCAAAGAATTTTATAGCAGGAGTTGCTTCTACTAGTAACTCCTACTATTCCTTTGTTGGATTGCCAAATGCCACAGATTACAATTCTGACTGGAATACAAATCCACCTTCTCCCGTAGATAATTTCAATCAGGAGAATGATTATTGGGATACTATGATTGCATTGAAGAAAATATCAAAAAGTGATGTCAGACAAGTTATAAGAAAAATAACTTGGACTTCTGGAATTACATATGATATGTATCGCCATGACATAAGTGTAAATAACCCTTCACAACCATCAAATTCTTTTGATTTATATTCTGCAAATTACTATGTTGTAAATAGCGATTATAGAGTTTATATTTGTCTTCAAAATGGAACTTCTCCAGAAAATCCATCTGGAAGGCCCTCTTTAGATGAACCAACTTTTACAGATCTAGAACCAAGAGAAGCTGGAACAAGTGGAGATGGTTATGTTTGGAAATATCTTTACACAATTAGTCCGAGTGATATTGTAAAGTTTGATTCAACAAATTATATGCCAGTTCCACAGGACTGGGAAACAAGTACAAGAGATGCTGCAGTAAGAAATAATGCATCATCTAGTGGTCAATTAAAAATTGTTACCATTACTAATAGAGGTGTTGGATTAGGAACTGCGAATAGAACTTATACTAGAGTTCCAATTAAAGGTGATGGTTCTGGAGCAGAAGCAACCATCGTTATCAATAATGACTCCAAGGTAGAAAGTGTAACTGTTTCAAATGGTGGTTCTGGATATACATTTGGAACTTTAGATCTAGTTTCTGGAAATGTTCCAACTGGATCAACTT